TGGTTCGGGTGGTCTGGACACCACCCCCCCCGTGGTCTGGACACCACCCCCCTGTGTCGCAGATGCCATCCCCCCCTGTAGTATTTGTACACGGGTGGTCTCCACACCACCCCCCTTCTTTTTGCGGTGCTGAGAGCTTCTATCGCAATCGTCAGGACAGGTAAGTGTAATCCGGTATCTGTTGGTAATACCTTCTCTGCGTTCTTCAGTCAGTTCGCCTAGCTCCATCAAAGCGTCTATAGAGCGCTGGACTGTTCTTCTGTTGATGCCGCCTGCAAGCCTGCCAATAGTTTCTATGGCTGGCCACGCTCCTTCTTCCCCCTCGAAGTTGGCAATCGCAATCAGCACCAGTCGGTTAGAGTATGTTGACCTAGAGTGGTACAGCGACAGTGCCAAAGCTGAAATGCTCATTAGGTTCCTTTCTTAGATTAGGTAGCTAGGAGGCTCAGTTTCGTGCTTGCCGCCCTGCTTGTCAAGTGAGTACCAGATACGACGTGTGTAGTCAAGTATCGGGTGTCCGGGTGCCGAGAACTTAGAGGCTTTATGTCCAAAGTCCCTTGCCTCAGCCGCCACGTTAGCGTCGCTTTCCATGCGCCCGTTGTACTCGGAGCAGATGAGAATGACGTTCTGTAGGTTGTCTGCGATTTTAGAGCCGCCCATGCCTCTGTTCTGGACATGGTGCGGTACAAGGTCGTTAGATTCGCCGCAGTGCCAGCACCACAGGTCGCGAGCGCGTAGCTTGCGCGTTTCTGCGGCTTTCACAGTCGCGTTTCGGCTTGCATAAGTTTGGCTTGAGTGGCTGTCGCCATCAGTGCGCTTTCCAGTGACCGAATCTTTACACGGACTCGGTTCGCCTCGGCCTTGCGTAAATCGCGCTGTAAGCGTGCGTCAGCGGCTTCAAGGCGTGAAAGGGCAGTTCTATCCGCCACAGTGCCTTCAGCCCGTATAAACGCCTTCTGCTCGATTAGGTCTAGCGTGTTTTCTGCTATCGCTAATTGGACTTCGCATTCGTATAGAGCCTCAGACCCCCGGCGGTTCTCCGCCGTCAGGTCCGCTATCTCCTTTATTATCTCTGAGTGCAGCACTTAGCACCAACAAATAATGAATGACTTCATTGTTCCAGAACTTAGCCAGCTCATGCCGCCCCAGCTTTCTTGCTAGGTGATACGCTTCCTCGGTTTCCCGAATCTTCGCCTTCAGCACTGAAAGATTTCGCACGTTCAGCCAGCCTCTCTAATACATCGGTAGTCGCGCCTTCGCTTTTTGCTTGAGCGTATAGCCAACGTAATCCGTCTACATCTGTAAGTTTAGATGCCTCTGCTTCATAGTCCCTCAAACTTGGCTTAGGGTAGTTCGTCGCGCGTGAAATAGACCCCACTCCACGCTGCACCTTTTCCATTTCTTCCCTAGATGCCAAGGTGTTTGAGTCTTTATTCATGCTGTAACCCATCACCATTAGCGCTCGCCCAAGACTTGACGATTCTGAGTTTTCCATAGCGGAAGTCTGGTTTGCACCCGGTCCGCCGTCTATCTCAAATGCGTGTCCAGTGGCTTTAGGCAGGTCGTTGGCTTGGTCACCAGCAGTTAGGTAGAGAGAAGTCTTGATAACCCAGATTCGCTTTACGTTAGGGTCTTTTGCGTCCCAAGAATCGTACTCGTTTGCGTTTATCCACTCGGTGACGATTCGCCCATCTTCGTGGTCTGCGTGAAACTTAGCCAATCTTTCTGCGACTGTGCTGTACTTGCTTAAATCAAACTTCATCTTTATCCTCTGTTTCTTCGTCGGTTTTTATAAATCCCCAACCTGCGTCCATGTAGAACCACAGGTCTATTTCTTCAAGCGAGATGCGCTCTAGGATTCCGTCTGCCAGCTTCATGCCGTTTATCAGTCCGGTGATTAGAGTGTCCCCCTTGCGGAGTCCTACATAGCTGCCAAGCCCTATCTCTAGCGGTTCTGAATCTCTTTCTTCAGTCATAGGTTTGCTTTCTTGTGTACTATCAAAGACGGGGACCCGGCTCTGAGTTGTCGTGATGCTACCCGGACAGTGTTTACCACTCCCCACTTTGCAGAACCCATAGTATCTAAGGTCCTTGATTTGAGCAACATTAGGTACTTGTAGCCCTCGTCGGCTGCTATCTGAGCGCGATAGAGTTCTTCGCCAAGGGGTCCTAGCTCGACTTCTACGCCCTCAAAGTCAGGGTTCATATATTTAACAGCGTTGTAAGTGGCTTCTGAGCCATCCCAGTTAGGCTTTGTCTCAGTCTTGACTGAATTCCAGAATCGCTCAAGGGCAGTGTTCTGCACATCTATCATGTCTTGGTTGTAAGGCACTTCGTATTCGTTCCAAGTCATTCCTGCAACTGCAACGATTATGCCTTTCTTTATTTTGGTTACGCCCATGTAGTGCTGCACCTGCGCTAAGTAAGCCCTAGGCACATCATCCCAAGTTGTCCTAGCGGTCTTTACTTCGATAACCATTAGCTCGCCAGTTACCCGGTGCTTAGCAATCGCGTCAGGGTTAGCGCGTCGGTAAGAGCAATGCTCATCTTCGTATGTGCCAGTCTCAAAAACTTCCCATTCAGGGTATTCCTCAGCCCACAGCATAAGGATTGGCGCTTCAAAAGCTTTACCGAACCGAATTGCCCAGTTCTCTTTTATCTCTGACGGTATTAGGTTCAGCTTCTTTGCCCAGAGAGCATAGGCGCTCTCCCACGGGTTTAGACCTAGTATGGTGCCTACTTCACTACCCCCGATGCCTAAAGACCGCGCAGCGTGCCACTCAGGGCTTCCCGGAGGGTATATGCCAAGTAGCTTTGCCCCGTTCAGCGTTTCCGGTGCGTAGAATTCCATATTTATCTCCTTTTATTGGTATTGTGAAGATTACTATGAGCAACGGACAGATTACAAGTAGGTATACCAAACTGTTATCCAGCATCCACAAAGAAGGTGGCGTGCCGTGCGAAAGAGTTCCGGCTTTGTTCTTTCCGGAAGATTTAGACACGACTGAATTGCGAGCCGCAGCAACTAAGGCTGCAAAGGCTTTGTGTCATTCATGCCCGATTATCAACGAGTGCTTTGAGTTTGCTGTCGAGACTGACCAGAGGCACGGCGTGTGGGGCGGCACATCGGCAGACGAAAGATAGTTAAAGACAACCGCACCACCTCCTGATTGCTCAAAAGACAGTGCGCTGTTGATACCTTGCTTAGGGGTCGCACTAGGAATCAAACCTAGACTTCAACCCGTATTGGGGCTGTCTCTACCATTGGACTATGCGGCCTTGTACTCACAATACTAGCACGCTTTTCAGTTTGCTTTATTGCACTGTGCTGAGTAGTGTTTCACCATGAACTCAGAACAAGCGCACACAGCATTAGCCGACGGCATAAAAGAAACAGGCGCACCAGCGTGTCAGGAATCAGACCCGGACGCATGGTTCCCAGAAGGTGCCAACGGTGGTGTCAGAAGCGCTGCTGCGAATCTTTGCGGTCACTGCCCGGTACAGATGCTATGTTTAGAGTTTGCACTGATAAATAACGAGCAGCACGGCATCTGGGGTGGCGTCAACACAAGAGAGCGCAACCGGATGAGGAAGAAGCTAAGCGCTACTTCTTAGTAATAATTGAAGTAAGTATTGACAGAAGCGCAGAGCCAGCAGCAATGCTGAAGAACCCTATCCAGTCAACAGTAAACAGCCCTACAGTTCCGCCGCCTAAGAATGCGACGCCTGCCTGAGCAAAAGTCTTGATTGCGCGTTCTCCCGCGAACTGCCAGAATTCTAAACTAAACATCTCCATTGGTCCAATCTTGATTGTTTTTACCGTCTTGCCACGATGCACTTACAGTGTAAGCCGTGGTGATAATTGAGATAAGCGATACGCCGCCAGTTATCAAAGTGACTCCGACGCCCCACTGGTCAACAAGGAAAGTTAGAGAGCCGAAGATTATCATTGCAAAGCCAAGTCGGTAAGAGCCAAAGATTAGCTTGCGACGGAACTTCCAGCTTGCACCAGTTGCAGACTCCGGCTCATCCTTAAGGAAGAACACACCGTCGAACATTTTTACAAGGGTCTTTTGCAACATTCGCAGACCTCTCGTACGGGCTTCTTTACATTAGCGAGGATTAGCTTGTAAACGTCAACCTTGTCAGACGTTACGCCGAACACACCCTTGAGAGTTTTCGACGCCGTGACGTGGACGTGAGGCCCTGAACTAACCCCACTATCTCCGAGAAGTCCGACTGTCTGCCCCTTGCGTAGCTTCTGCCCAACTCGGTAGCCCGGCTTTGCATCCATGTGGCAATATCCGAGATGCCAGATTACGCCATCGTTATCCATAGCGGTCTGAACGACAACCCAACCAAGAACATCTGAAAACTGAATCAACTGAACTGTACCCTTGGCGATTGCAGGGATGCGTGTGCCTCTTGGTCTTGCCCAGTCAGTCCCGGAGTGCGGTTGCATACCGTTTGCTTTTCTAAAGTTGCTCATCTCGCCATAGTGCGAGGTTATGTATTTTGCGTCATAGACTAATCGCCAATCAGCAGTCCTGTCAGAAAAGCGCCTCACTTTGATTTCCTTAATTTGTATATTTTAGCCACGAAGCACACTCACTAACCCAACTGCCACTGCTCCCAGTGTTGCGCCGTAGACTCCGTAGACAAGGCGAGCAATAAGCTCAACCTTTGCCAAACGAGTTTCCATATTGGCTACCTTTTCAGGCAAATACTTTAAGCCACGCAGCTCGGCGAACATCTCGATTTGATTTTCGTTTACTTCCATAAGTTTCTCATAAACTTGAACATTAGTAATGCGAACTGATGTGCCTTCTTCAGCCATTACTCAGGCCCAACATAATCAACAATAATCCGGCCATCTTCACCGATTGTTGCGGTATCGTCTATTGCGGTCACAAAAGCAAGTGCCTCATCTTGGGTAAGCTCTGTAAAGCTCCAAGCTTCTAAGTCAGTTGGCTCGCCTGTGAAGTATCCAAGAATCTCTGCGCCTTGAGTTACATCGCCGTTAGGATAAGCTCCTTCAGCACTTCCGCCCTGTATCGTAATTGAGTCTTCTGGCCCAGTCCCATACTCAGGATTTGTAAAGTTTAGAATCCACGTTGCGTATTTCATAGGCCTAACTCTTTCTTTGATTGTTGGACTTCCTCGATAAAGTTTTCTAAGACACCCGCTTGCTCCATTGCTTCAATGTGAGCAGCGTTTACGCTTGTGCCTCCCATTAGCATCGCCTTAGCGTTTCCAGTTAGTCGAGCGTTCCAGTAGTCGGGCTGAGCAGCGTCTATCTCTGCCCTTGTGAACTTAGTTTCGAAGCTGTCGAAGATTGCAACTAGGTCATTTAGTTCACGCTCTGCACCTATCATAGCTAAGCGAGTCTGCCTTAGACCGATTTCAGTTTCCTGAGCTTTGAGTTCTTTCATTTCATCTTTTGTTTCACGCAGTCGCTTGATTTTTAACTCCGCTTTTTGAACGCCAATCTTGGCAAGCTGAAACTTATAAATCATGTCTTGCAACTCTAGACAGGTTTGGTAGTAACGCATCTCAGGCGTTGCGTGTGAGCCTGTGACAAAGCGCTCCAACTGAAAACGTGACCGAGGCTGTTGCACCTCGGCGATTGCGGCTTCTATTTCTTCATACATTAGATAGCTTCGTTCTGGAAGCCTGCGCACTGTCTTTTGCTGGTTGACAGCCCAGCGGTGACTGTGCTCCTAGTGTCAGAAGGAAAAGAGAACCTATTTATTGAAGTGCTATCCAGCCCAGCAACATAGCCCGCAACTCCATTATCGTTCATTCCCGCTACACCGTTAACAGAAGTAGTGAGCCCAGTGGCTAAAGTCGACCTAGTTTCAGAAGGAAAAGTTATTTTTTGAACATCGTCCGTTAAGCTTCCAGTATTGCCACCAGCCGAGTAGCCAGCGACTCCATAATTTGAAAATCCTGCCTGCCCCGTCGTTGCCGAAGATAACCCCGTACCTAACGTGGTTCTAGAATCCGAAGGGAATCCAAATTTATCTATTGTTGCACTAAGTCCGCTAGTGTTGCTTGAAGTCGTACCCGAAACGGCATAGCCCGCAACACCCTGATTTGACATGTCAGCTCCGCTTTGTCTGCTACTAGATAGCCCTGTGCCTAGAGTGGTTCTAGAGTCTGAGGGGAAAGCGAATTTATCTACCGTTGAACGGTTGATGTAACCGCCTGCGCCGTAGCCTGCTACACCTTGGTTAGAAAGCCCGAACACTCCTGAGACTCCACTGGACAATCCAGTCCCTAACGTGGATTGAGAGTCTGAGGGTAAGGCAAATTTGTCAACTGTTGAAACATAAGAACCGGTATATCCACCTGCAATATAACCTGCTACATTTGAATTGGACATTCCTGCTGGCGATGACCTACCCGCCGAAAGCCCAGTATTGAGAGTAGTTCTAGTTTCAGAGGGAAAAGCGAATTTGTCTACTGATGTAAAGGTATTAGTGCCAGTAGTTCTTCCACCTGCAAAATAGCCGGCAACGCCTCCAGCAGCACCAGCACCAGAAGCCGCAAGTATTCCAAGAAGTATCACGCTATATCACCTATCAAGACAGCAGTAGAAGAACTCAAGAACAGTATCGAGGCAGCAGCGTACTGTGACGCTATCGTTAGTGCTGCGTCTTTTGAGTTGACTGTCACGCCTGAGCCTGCAAACGTAATCACGCCTGTTCCGATGTTTACGAAGTCCACCCTGTCGCCTGCACTGAATGTTCCGCTTGGCGCTGTGAGTGTGAAGGTGCCATCGGCTGTTATAGTTTCGCCTCTGTCGCCAACTGCGAGAGTGTAGGCAGCGGTCTTGGCGTTTACCGCCGGAGTGAGCAAAGCTTTGTCGTCAAGCTGTGACTGAATCCCAGAGGTTACGCCGTCTACATAATTCAGCTCGGTTGCGTCTGCTGTCACACCGTCAAGAATGTTTAGCTCTGCGGTTGTTGCCGTCACGCCGTCAAGGATGTTTAGTTCTGCTGCGTCTGAGGTTACTCCGTCGAGAATGTTTAGCTCGGCTGCCGTAGCTGTTAGGTCGCTTATCTGTGAGGCAGGGATTGTCACTGCGCTTAGGTCAACGTTCAGAGTTACGTCGCCGCTTGTGCCTCCGCCACTAAGGGCTGTCCCTGCGACTACCGAAGTAATATCGCCGGGGTTAGACACTGCCACCCAAGCGCTGCCCGAATAGTATTGAAGCGAATCCGTGTCGGAAAGAAAAGCAAGCATCCCCTCGGCAACATTGTCACCTAGCGCTGTCGTTCTAGCTGCTGCGTCTGCGTAAACTTGCACGACTTGATTCTGAACCAAGCTTTGAAAGTCGTCTGCCTCTACTACTTCGCCTACTGCCCAAAGTTTCCAGCTCATACTAAACCGCCGTCACATTCCCGATTAGTCGGTAATCGTCTGTTGCTATACAAAGCACAGTGGCTGCTGAATACCTGCCACCGATTGTAAAGCTGCCTGATGTTGTAGATGTTCCATCGCCTGCAACTGTCGCGCTAGAGGCTGTGATAGTTAGCGCTCCCGCACCGTCTGCCAGTAAGTCCACTCTTGCACCGACTGCTAGGTCAGTGCTGGCATTTATAGTCAGCGTAGTTGCGGTGCCGCTTGTAAACCGAATTGTCTTGTCTCCGTCTGTCGCCGCAAGGGTTCTAGCTGTAGTTGCGTCAGTTATTAGAGTGGCAAGCTTACTGATAGAGGTGTCAGCACCTACCCATGCGGAACCGTTGTATAAAGTCAGTGCATTTGAGCCAGTTAGGTAAGCAAACATTCCTTCAGCCGGAGATGCGATTTCATCTTCACGCGCTGTTGCGTTTGCAAAAACCATTACACTTTGGTCCATTAGATAGGAGTTCACATCCGCTGCGGCGAGGATTTCGCCAGCTACCCAGACTTTTCTTCCAGTCACGATTCTCCTAGAAACTCAAGATGTTGTTAGATGATAGTCTACCAAACACCGCATCGGATAGAGTCCAAGCACTCTTTTCAATGGTACGGAAGCCGAACGTAACTATGTGTGAGGTCGGTGTCACCTCATGTTGCACGTTTGAGATAGCTGCAAACTTAGAAATTGCAGGTGGTATCTTGTTGGGCGTAAACTTGATTTCTACTACGTCACCTAGCTCTAAATCAAGCATTTGATTCTGAGTAGATGTGTCATAAGCGTCAAGTATTACTGAGATTGCATCAAACCTATACTCAGGCTGTGAGTACCTACTCGCTAGGAGCAATGCGATGTTCGAAAGTTCCTGTGTAGAAGCAACTAGGGATATGCCGTTAGTCAGATTTAGGTTGCCGTAATCTTCGACTGAAGCCGTGTCTGTAACCGTCACTGTCGTTTCTAGGAAGTTTGTAATAGAGATTTCGTTGTAAAGCAGCTCTGACCCATAAACAACTTGCATTGTCTGATAACCGATACCCGTGTCATCATCGGCAAAGGTCAGTAAGTCATTGCTTGATGTGGCAGTTCTGTCTTTAAAGATAAGGTCGCCAGCTTTACCTATGAACAGGTCGCCAGCTTCGGATTCTTCAATCTGCTGCAAGTAAGTAAGTGCGTTTGCATCATCACCAATAACATCGGCACCGAATGTGCTACGTCCGTTTTCTATGTTTCGCTTGGCAGTAGGCCAGTTGACTAACACATCATTGAGGATTGTGTTGACCCTCTCACCGCTTGTCTGAGCCGTTGAGGTAGTTGGGGTGAGTGTTTGGCTGTTGAAGTTAGAGAAACCGTCTGAGCAGGCTGCTGAGGCTTGTGAGTACCCTGATACGTCGTACGCGAGGTTCCAGTCGTCAACAACACCCGTAAAGATAAACCTGCCACCGGAACTAATGCGAATAGCTCTCTTAGGGATAACCTGACCATAGAAGGGGCTTGCTTCATACTCTGGGTCAAAGGTTCTGTCATTGTTATTGAACACAACGTTAGCAAGACCGGGGTTGTACTGACCGAACTCCCTATTTTTACCGCGCTGTATTGAAACGCTTGTTACGCTCTCGGTCACATCGTAAAAGATTGTTCCAGAGAGGGTAAACTCCGTGTTGTCTAAAACTCCACGCGAAGCATCATCTAGTTTGAACAAAGGGGCGTTGGCACCTTGCAGGTCAAAGCCGATTTCTACTTTTGGGATAGGAAGTGACATTATCGAGTCAAAACCTTTCCGCCGTTTTGTGCGTAGCTTGTGATAACACTACCTAGAGTCTGTCCGACCATGGCTGTTGACTGAGTTGCGTCTGTCTTGACATTTATTGTAATGTTTTGCACTGTGCTTGACCCAGAGCCTTGGGCGCGAGTTAGAAGCTCGCCAGCACTTAGACCGGACTCAATGCCAGCGATGTTGACTTTCTGTCCACTTGCGATATCTGCTGCGATAGCCTTGTAAATGTTTAGCTTTGCGTCACCACCGTCTAACAAGCCTCCGGTTACATTCCCTACATACCGAGTTGCACCTACTATAAGTGCGTTTATCTGGTCGAGTGCCGCTTGGTCAACAGGCTTTGGCATCTCTGGTACTGGGATGGCTGCTATCTGTTTAGCTGCATCTGCTGTTGCTTTTGCAACCCTGCTATCTGTCACAGCACCAACCTGTGTGCTAAGCAGTTTTGAGAACTCATCATTGAAAGCCTGAGCCATGTCGCGAGCGGCTTGCTCTAAATCTTCCTGCTTAGCCAAGATGCCAGCGATAAGACCGTCACCTAATTCAAGTCCAGTTCCGTAAAGCGTTGTAGCAACTTCTTCGCCAAGGTCCGCACCTAGAGTGTTTATCTCGTCAAAGATTGAGCTAATCTCGTTTACAGTGTCAGCACCGCCGTCTACAAGCGCTTGAGCCGTCTGCCCACCAGCCTCGACACCTGCTGCGACAAGCTGATTGAAAAGGTCGCCACTTAGCCCCATGTCGCGCAAGGTTCTTAGGTTTGCTGCAAAGTCTCTAGCTTTGCTAGCCATGTTCTTGAAGCCGTCAAGAAGCCCTGCGCTCTTGTCAGTTACCTTCTGAATAGTTTCTTCGTAGTCGCGAGTTACTATTACACTAAATTCCCGCAGGCTTTCGCCTAGGGTTACGATGCCCCGAGTAACCTGTGTAACGGTTCTAGTCTCGGTTTCGTCCTTTAGTTGGCCAAAGAGAGTTGTGAGGCTCATAGCCCCTGTCAGAGCCGTCTTGTACTCATCTATAAGAGCTTGTGACAACGAGTAGCGACTTGCCATGTCATCACGCTGGCGCTGTATTGCTTGTAGGGTTCTTAGCTCTTGCTGAGCAAACTTACGAAGCTGGTTGTATCCATCCTCAAACAAGTCCTCATTACGGAACGTAGACTGTAGCGACTTTTCTATATTTTCTAGCTGAGATACTACAGCCTTTTCAAACTCGCCCATCTCTATAGCAATAGTTGGCAAAACATCAAAAGCAGTCAGTAGGTCAGTGAAGCTTAGCTTTAGGTCCTCGGCTTGTTTGACAATGTTAGCTACGGTTATGTCTAGCTGGTCGTTGACAGCCTTCACAGCGGCATAGTACTCATCCCACGCAGCAGCAGCGTCAGCAAGTTCCTGAGCGCCAGCAGCGGTCCTGTAGAACATCTTTTCAAGGTCGCCAAGTGAGATGATGCCTTGCTTTATCTGAATCCAGATGTCCATGAAGTTTTCAGAGCCAAGGATTTGTTCAATGAGTCCCTTTGAGCCTGTCATCTTTTGAAGCTGTAATCTTGCTGTTTGCTTGTTTACTTCCTCTTGCAAAGAGTCAAAGAACTTCTTTACATAATCTACTGCTTCTTCTTTGGGGCTAGAGCCTCCTGTAGGCCCAGTGCTTCCGCTACCGAACTCCGCAGCCAGCAAAGCATCGAGAACCGCTTTCTGTTCGCCAATGTAAACGAGTCCTGCGTAAGACATTGTGTTAATGTCCATAGCTGCATATCTAGCCAGTC